AGACGATACGCAAGCTTACCGGCAATGCGGCCCGCACCCTGGGACTGACCGACCGGGGCTTTGTCTCCCAAGGTCTGGCTGCCGATCTGTTGGTACTGGACTGGGAGCATTTCTCTGCCAGGGAAAATCTTGCTGATCCCCGACATGGCCCGCAGGGACTGGACTATGTGCTGGTGGCCGGGCAGATCGCCGTGGACCACGGCGTCCATACCCATGTGCGCAGCGGCACGGTTCTGGGGCCTGAACATCGAAAGGGAGAGAACTGAGCTATGTCTTTTGACTTTCAAACTCTGGCCGACGCCATTGACTACGGCTTCGGCACCGGGTTCCGACCGGACTATACCGTGATGGCCGGAGCACAGCTGCATGTAAAAACCGCCCCCTGCATTATCGACGCGCTGACCAGGTTTTCTCAGAGTGGTCTGTATGGTTGGACCGACTCCGATGACCCCCTGTACATCCGGGCTGTTGTCAACTGGATGGCAAAGGTCCGCGGCTGGGAGATAGAACCTTCCTGGATCGTGCCGTCCTACGGGATCCTTCAGGCCATGTGTGCCTCCATCCGCGCCTTTACTCAGCCCGGCGACGGCATCATTGTGCAGCAGCCGGTCTATCTGCTCTATGCCCGCGCCATCGCCAACTGCGGTCGGAAATTAGTGGACAGTCCCCTGCAACTGCGGGGTGACCGGTATGAGATGGACTTTGCCGACCTGGAGGAGAAAATGGCCGCACCGGAAAACAAACTGATGCTCCTCTGTAACCCTCATAACCCCACTATGGATGTATGGGAGCGGGAGGATTTGGAGCGGGTGGCGGCTTTGGCCCAAAAGCACCATGTGCTGGTGGTGGCGGACGAGATCTTTGCCGAGCATGTGTGGCAGCCCGGTCTGATGGTTCCCTATGCCGCCGTTCCGAACGCGTTGGACCACTGTATCATCTGTACCAGTCTTGGCAAGGCGTTCAATTTTACCGGTACCAGCCACTCCAATGTGATCATCCCCGATGCGGCCATCCGGAAGGCCTACCGCACCCAGCGGGATGCCGATCACTATGGCAGCCTCTCTCCCTTCATGCGGGCCGCGGTGTTGGCGGCCTACACAGATGAGGGCAAGGCGTGGATCGACGAGCTGATGGACTTTGTGCATGAGAACGAGTCCTTGGTGCGGGACTGCTTTGCCCGCTGTATGCCGGCGGTGAAGCTTCTGCGCCACAGAGCTGGTACGCTAATTTGGGCGGACTTCCGCGGCTTGGGGCTGTCGGAGCTGGAGCTGGAGCGGTTCTTCTTGTCCGCCGGCGTGGAGCCTGACCTGGGCAGCAAGTACGGCGCTGCCGGGACCGGCTTTTTGCGCCTGCAAATTGGAATGCCCCGCTCTGAGCTGACCGGAGCGCTCACCCGCTTGGAAGCTTCCGCCCGGAAATGCGGCTTTGCCCAAGAGGTGCCTTACATCTAATAAAAATAGGGCTCTGCACGAAAAAATGTGCAGAGCCCTTGTTATAGGCGACGATGATGCCGGAAGACCTTTGAAAAGTGGAGGGAAGAGGTTACTCCAGTATGTAGAAAATTAGGCGAAAATATAAAAGGTGTATTTCAACCTTGCGCCTATGGGTCAGCATTTCAGATAACAAATTAGAATTTGTCAATCTTTATCTTTGTCATTCTTTTTCTTCTCGTTATAGATAGCAACCGCCACTCCTATACCTATTGAAAGAATTACACAAATCATAATCAATCCAAAGTTTGGTATCATAATTTTTGCACTCCTTTGTCAAATTCTTATTAGCTTAATACCTTTCACTCTGTGGTTTCATTTAGTTCATCAGTAGAAATGCAATATTGACTACAATTCCCACACACGAAAAGATAAGACCAAAACTATAAATTCATCTATATAGACGTAAACATTTCTTTGATGTTTTACTCTTTATTATTTTATCATCCGTGAATGCTTCCTGCAAGGCACACTGGTGAAATCGCCGGAGTTGGAATCATCAACACCTTTCTTAAACAGGGACGCATGCTGAATATTTAGAATAAATGCGAGAGAACTCAATGCGAGTTTTCCCGCATTTATTTTTTTACCCAAAATCAAGTGGAAAAGGAGGAGAACGGATTGACCAAGAGGCATCTGAACCTGCAAGACCGTATGGAACTGGAAGCACTCTATGGAAAGGGGCGCGGCATCGAGCAGATCGCCGCAACGCTGAAAGTCCACAGGTCTACCGTGTACAACGAATTGAAGCGCGGGGACACGGGAGAGATGGACAGGAACGGTCGAATGGGGTACAGCGCGGAGCTTGCCCAGAGGACGGTCATTGAGAACTACCGCCGGAGACGGACGGCTGCGAGCGAAAGATAAGGGAGGTAATCTGCATGAAAGCCATGTACTGCGAGATCGAAAGAGGCCGGGGAAGCGTCCGGGTGAACATATACCGCGGGGCGGAAGAACTGGAGAAAGCAGAGGAGCGCCGGGCCAGGAGGCGGGAGCAGTGTGTGGCAAAGCAGAGAAGCCGGACGCACATCCGGGAAGTAGCTGGTGGGTTCATCGGGCTGGCGGGGTTTGTGATGCTGATGGGCATGGAGAGCCAAGAGGCCCTGTGGGGGATGGCCGCACTGGGCGCGGCGGGAATTGCACTGATAGACCTGGGCGCATGGATGGGCCATGCCTTTTACGGGCAGGAGGACAAGGCGGAATGGCTGCGCCGTATGCGCGAGCGGGGCGAGATCGAGTAATGGACGAGCGGGAGAACATTCACGGTAGGGCGATGGAGCGCGTGCGGGAGGAGAGGTGGAACGCCCCGGGGAGAGCACGCGTGGAACACCCGAAACGAGGAACGGTGGTAGTTCCGCACAGCTCCAACCTGGCCGCGCTGATGAACGCGGCGGAATACTGGGGCTGCGACTGGACGGAGATACGGGATGCACAGGTTTGGAAAGCGGAGCCGGAGGACGGCACGGTGGTCAAGCCGAGAGAGTTCTGCAAAAAGACCAAAAGATGATCGGAGGAAAAGTGAATATGAATGTGAGAATCAACACCCATGGAAACCCCTTGCCGGAGGTTCACGGAGAATGGATTGACCTTTGCACAGCAGAGGAGACCCACCTGGAATTTCTGGAGTACAAGATCATTTCCCTGGGTGTTTCTATTGAAATCCCGGAGGGGTACTACGCGCACATCGTGCCTCGCTCCTCTACCTTCGGAAAGTGGGGCGTGCTGCTTGCCAACAGCATGGGCGTGATCGAGAACGACTACTGCGGCGACGGCGATGTGTGGGGGTTCCCCGCCGTATGCCTGCGCCAGGAAGGGACGACCATTCCGAAGGGAACGCGCGTCTGCCAGTTCCGCCTCATGGAAAAGGCCCCGGCCATCGAGTTTGAACAGGTGGAGCAGTTGGGGAACAAAGACCGGGGCGGGTACGGAAGCACCGGGGAGAAAGCGGGAGCTGCAAAGAAGAGCCGCGTGGAGCGGATGTTCGGAGCCAAGGAAACCTGGAGCACTACGAGCGCGCCGAACCCGGACGAGGGCCAGGGGCCGTACAAGGGGTTCCTGCTGGTGGTATGCGAGGAGTGCGGAGAAATCAAGGCGTTCTGTGCAAAGCGGGAGACTTACAGCTTCCGGTGCGATAAATGCGGACACGAAACCGCCCTGGAGAACCTGCGGCCAATGTATATGCACTGCAAGTGCGGAAAGAGCTTCCGCTACAAGACAAACGCGACGGAGGAAACCATCACGCACACCTGCCTGGACTGCAAAGCGCCGGTAGATATGGAGCTGAACAAGAAGGGCACGGACTATGTCACCATCGGGGTGAGGGGAGGAAAGACACGGTGAAGGAGTTTCTGAAATGCTTTGCCGGTGCACTGGCCGGAATTATCGGCACGCTGGTGGTGGCGACCTGGGCGGCGGCTCTGATCCTGGCTGGGCCTGCCCTGCTGAAACTGTGCATCACATATCTGTTTCTTTGAGGAGGCGCGGAAATGAAGATCTCCAAGTTTGTGAAACTGGTGAAGAACGCCGGGCGCTGCATCGTGGCAGATGTGGAGGACAGTGGGATTTGGCTGGGGAACGGGCACGGATTCTACCGAGCTACCAACCTGCCGAGGATGCAAGGGAGAGAACAGGTGCGCACGGTTCTTGATGTGCCGGAAAAGGCCTGGGAGAAGGTGTACCTGGAGGAAGAATGGTTCGAGAGTGTCCGAAATGTGATGGGAATGAACCTATCCGACTACGAGAAGGAGGAGAAGCGGGCGGAAAAGGTGCGGGTAATGGCAGCTCCGAACGGGATTTGGGCCGCCTGCTGCCGGTGCGACGACGGAGAGCTGATCTTCTACCGGGAAAGCCTGCTGTCGCCCATCATGGACGAGGTGGAGAACAGCGACTACATCGTGTTCACGGTGCGACGCATGACGAGCGGGCAGCGGTATCTCGCGGTGCATGACGGGCTTAACCTGCTGGCGGCGATCATGCCAATGCAGGTAGTGAGTGAGGAGTACCTGGGCCAGCTGGCGGAGTTCGAGGCGATGTGTGCGGAACAGCTCTACCGCGAGCGGGCGCGTGCTGGGGCCGTGGAAGAGACGGAACACCAGGGCGGCGAGGAACAGATCGGAATGGAGGATGCGGAGGAATGAACGGAGCGCTGCTGTCCTCAAAAAAGATGGACTACTGCACGCCAGGGGAGTTCTTCCGGGAGCTGGACAAGGAATTTCACTTCACCCTGGATGCGGCGGCGACGGAGAAAAGCGCAAAGTGCGCGGCGTACTACACCCCGGAGACGGACGGACTGACAAAGCCGTGGAATCCTGCGGGGGGGGTGCTGTATTCTGCAACCCGCCGTATGGCAGAGAGATTGGGAAGTGGGTGCGCAAGGCGTGGGAGGAAGCGCAGAGCGGAACCACCATTGTGTTGCTCATTCCGGCCAGAACGGACACGAGCTATTTTCACGATTACATACTGGGCCACGCGGAAATACGATGGGTGCGCGGGAGACTGCGGTTTGAGGACGAAGATGGGACAGTTTATCCGCCCGCGCCGTTCCCGTCCATGGTAGTGGTCTACAACGGAAAGGAAGGGAAACATGGAGATTGAGAGAGCGATGGAGATACTTAACCCGGAGCACAGGGAGGAATACAAGAGCATGGAGCCGGTGATGGAGGCCTGCCGGATGGGACGGGGAGCGCTGGAAAAGATGCTGTCCCTCTCCCCTCACCCAGACGGGGACGAGAAAACGGAGGCCTGCCAGAGGTGCGGGAGCGGAGAGTACCTGTACAACGAGGACGGGAACCGGAACCGGTTCTGTGGACAGTGCGGACAGGCGATCAAGTGGGAGTGAGCGGATGGTGTGCGAGAAGAAACGGACAGTCCTGAAATATCCTGGAAGCAAATGGAGGATGGCGGACTGGATCATATCGCTCATGCCGCCGCACAAAAGCTACCTGGAGCCGTTCTTCGGAAGCGGCGCGGTGTTCTTCAACAAGAGGCCGAGCAGGATTGAGACCATCAATGACCTGGACGGAGAGATCGTGAACCTGTTCCGGTGCGTGAGGGAATGGCCGGAGGAACTGGCTTGCGCGGTGGCGCTTACGCCATACAGCCGGGAGGAGTACGAGCGGGCGTGGAGTAGGTTCAAGGCGGGAGGAAAGGCGTGCGGGATTGAAGATGCAAGACTGACGCTGGTTCGGTATTGGCAAAGCCATGGAAGCACATCCGTGTATAAAGGCGGGTGGAAAAACGACCGGGCAGGAAGAGAGTATGCGTACGATGTTCGATACTGGAGAAATCTTCCGGGCTGGGTATTAGATGCAGCAGAGCGCCTAAAAGACGCGCAAATAGAACAGACCCAGGCGGTGGAGCTGATAAGGAGATTCAAACACCCAGATGTCCTGATATATGCAGACCCGCCCTATGTTGTTTCAACGAGAAAGGGGAAGCAGTATGTGGTGGACATGGTGGAGGATAGGCAGCACATCGAACTGCTGGAGGCCCTGAAAGAGCATCCAGGCCCGGTGATTCTGTCTGGGTATGAAAACGAGCTTTACGAAAAACACCTGCAGGGGTGGATGAAGCTGCATAAAAAGGCGCTGGCAGAGGGCGGAGCGGCCAGAACAGAAACGGTGTGGCTGAACTATGAGCCGCAAATCAGCATGGAAATGGAGGTTGAGTGATGGACTGCTACTACTGCAAAGCAAAAAACGAGTGCATGGCGGCGGCACAGCCGGGTTCTGTGGTGTGCCTGGTAAACCGCATGAGGTTCGGAGGGACGCACGCGGACGACCGACCGCTGCGCCAGGTGGGAAACTTCTGTCAGTTCTGCGGGCAGCCGCTGCGCCAGATTGGCGAGGAGCGCTTCTGCAACAATGTGAACTGCCGGAACCGGTTCGTAAATGTGTGAAGGAGGAAAGTTGATATGAAATACAGATGCGGATTCCCGGAGTGGGAAAAGGACAGGCCCTGCGACAATCCGAACGAGGAGCTGTCGTGCGACGAGTGCACATTCGGTGTGGAGGAGGAAGAGGAGTGAACGAGCGGGAGATCATTGAGCTGGCTGATGCCTGCGGACGGAGGGCCTGTACTACGGAACAGCATCATGGATGCCCTTACGGGGACAAGGGTCTGATGGATTGCGTAGAGAGGCTGGAGCAGGACTATGAGGCGACCGTCAAGCGGCTGCTGGAGTTGCGGGACGCTGTGCAGGGGGACTGCCGGTACTGCGCACACAACGGGCCGGAGAACGCAGTGGATGGAATTTGCGCCGGATGCGTGCACTTTGCGGCCAAGGAACTGGTAAAGGGGGACTTCTGGACACTGGCGGATTCGGGCAAAGGAGAGAAGAAATCTGGAACGATCTATACCTGCATTGATCAAGAGCACAACACATGGCGGTGTGAAGCGTGTGGACACATGGAGACCTTCGAGGCGGACGGCCCGACGGAAAACGGATGGGACTTGTGCCCGTCCTGCGGGCGGGAGATTGTGGTAGAGGATGAAGTGCAGGAGGGCGTGGAAAGGCATCGGGGCTGGATCTTGAACAGGTTCAATCGAACCGAATAGGAGGCCGGGAGATGGACTTGAAAAGAAGGATGGAGCGGTGCAGAACGGACACCGAGATCAGGAATGAACTCCTGCTCCAAAACTGGGCGCTGAAAAATGAGGCGGCATACTTCAAGGATAGGTATGAGGCGGCTGTGCGCTCCATCATACGGTGGGGGCAGGTGTGCGAGGCGCAGGACAAGAGGATCAGCCGCTTGGAAAAGGAGCGGGACGAGGCAAAGAGAGAGGCGGCGCGGTACAAGGTGTTCTTTGACGATGTGGCGAATAAGCCGGACTGTAACGACTGCGCGGACAAGGAGTGCAAGTACAGGCCGAGGCCGGGAGAGGTAACGCGGTTTAACTGCCCGCTACACCGAAGCAAGGAGGCGGAGGAGTGAAACGGAAAAAGCCGAAATGCTATAAATCCTACCGGAGGAACTGCTGCCTGGGGAGGAGCACGAAAATCGGCGTGACGGCGGCCCGATGTCTGCGGTGCAAGTGGCTGGAGCGGGGGCTGAAAGATGGATAGAGGGAGGCAATGCAAGTTCGGAAACGACCAGTGTATGTGCCAGTTCTGCCAGGAGCCATGCAATAACGGGTTGAACTGCTATGAGTGCGAGCGTGCGGGCGCGGCGGTACATAGCGTGTACCTGTGCACGGGATTCACGGGGAGTGTTGAGGAGTACCTGGAGAACTGGAGGAGAAACCAGCAGGAGAAAAAGTGATGGAAAAGCTCATAACAATGTTTGACAGAAAATACCCGCGTGAAAAACAGGCGGAAGGAATTGCGGTATCCGAGGCCATTGTGAGAGGGAAATGCAACGATTGCCCTGTTTTCGAGCAGTGCACAACAGACCGGAATTTTTTATTTCCGTTCTTTACATGGTGCTTTCAGAGAAAGCAGCAGATTTTGAAAAGCTGGGAGAAATGAGCATGGGAAAGAAGAATATGCGCCGGATCTCTATTCTTGTGACGGCGCAAACGGCACACAACCTGGAGCGGCTGGCGGACATGGACGGGAGCCGGAATGTGGGAAAGGTTGTGGACAAGCTGACGAGGGAAAAGATGCTCTCCCTCCATGTGGGAAAGAGGTTGAGGAGATGAAGGCATGAAGCGGATTCTGCTGAACGCGGCGACCGTTGCGGCGGTGGTAACGCCATCCGTAATATTGAGTGAGCTGACCGGCGTAGACCCTGTGTGGTATCTGATGGGACTGTGGTTGTGGAAAGATCTGTCGGAAACGCTTGGGAAGGAGGACGAAAGGTGATCGAATTTGAGGGCTTCTACTCCGTGAACGCGGAACAGGTGGCGTATGTAAGCACGAGGAACGGGGCAGGCGAAACGCCATACGGGCTTTTTCTGAATCTGGAGAACGGGAAAGAGCTGGGCGTATGGTATCGGACGGAAATTTCGCGCAAGCAGGCCAAAGAACGGATCGTGAGGGAGATCGAGATCGAGAAGAGGCGGGATGCCGAGCAGATTTTGAACCGCCTGAACCTGATCGAGCGTGCGGTAAAGGGCTTGGACAAGAGGCAGTACAAGATCTGGAGGCAGCTTGGAGCGCTGCTTCGGGTGGTGCCGGACGAAAAAACTTAGACGCGGGTATGGTCGCGCTGGGAGACCGGCGCGGCCATGCAGACTGCGGAGGATCAGTACCGGGGAGATAGCCAGAAAAAATAAAGTCGCCATGGTGCGACTTGGGGCTGGTATATCGGTAGTAAGTTAAGGGACAAGCACGAGGGAACGGAAAAAAGAGGGGGCGATGCCGTGGGCCTGTATTGCAGGGAACAAAAGCATATCTGCGGGAAAAGCTACGACACAGCCCAGTACATGGAAGTTGACCTCTACATGGTCTCGGCCAGGAAGCACAAGGAAAGCCGCCGGGCAAAAAAGAAAGAAGCGTCCTCGCTGGCCCAGCAGACATACAACGACAAGAGGGCAAAGCGATACCATGTGCAGCTGGTGAACACGAACTTCGGGAAGCGGGACTTCTCGTGGACGGGAACCTATGACGACGAACACCTGCCGGGGCCGGGGGACACAAAGCGGGCAGACCTGGATTTCACAAACTTCATCAAGAGGCTATACCGCTGGTGCGATAAGAACGGGGTGCAGCGGCCCAAGTGGGTGGCGGCAACGGAATACACCACCGTGGACGAGGCCGGGAAGGTGTGCGGACGGCACCACCACCACGCCATCATCCAGCACACGGAGGGGCTGACCCGGGATGTGCTGGAAGAGCTGTGGAGCGTGAACGGGAAGCGGATCGGGATGACGCGGGGCGAGTACCTGGATGTTGACCACGGAAGCGTGGAGAGCCTGGTGCGGTATATCTGCAAGAACAAACGGTGTGCACGCTCCTGGAGGCAGAGCCGGGGGCTGGAGAAGCCAAAGACCCCGCCGCCCAATGACAGCAAGTGGAGCCGGAAGAAGCTGGAGGAGGCCAGCACGATGTACATAGACGATGCGGAGTTCTGGGAGAGGAAGTACCCGGGCTACACACTGAACCGGGTGGAGACCACAGTGAACGATGCAGGGTATCGGCATACGGTTGTGATCCTACGACGGGCCGAGTGCTGGCACGGGCGAGGAAACATGAAGAAAGCGAGGAGGAAAACGGCGTGACAAACAAAGAACGGTTCATAGACCTGTTCCTGGATCTGGTGATAAGGCCAGGCGCGGAGGATCTGCTGGCGTGGTTGGGGACAACGGACTTTTTCGAGGCACCGGCCAGCACGAGATTCCACGGCGCTTTCCCAGGAGGACTGGTGGAGCACAGCCTGAATGTGTACGACCAGCTGCTGTTTGATCATAGCGCGTTGAAGTACGGCGGGCAAACGCTGGCGGTGTGCGCCCTGCTTCATGATGTGTGCAAGGCGAATTACTACCACCGGGACAGCGACGGGTGGACGGTGCGGGACGCGCTGCCCATGGGCCACGGGGAAAAGTCGGTCTATCTGATCCAGAAGCACATGGATCTGACGGACGAGGAAGCGCTTGCCATCCGCTGGCACATGGGGGCCTATGACGAGGCCTACCGGGGCGGGAGCCGCGCACTGAGAGAAGCACAGGAAAGGTGCGCCCTTGTGCTGGCACTCCATCAGGCGGACATGAGGGCAACGCAGCAAGAAAAGCGCCGGGAGGGGTTGTAAATGGGCCTGCGCCTGGAGCTGGGCGACCTGCCGCCGAGATACCGCGCCCAGGCAGAACAGCAGATTGCCAGCAGAGGAAAAAAGCGGGCAGACCCAATGTTGGAGGCGGCCCGGGCGGCGAGAGCGACCGGGAAAGACTTTGACAGCCAGGGGGAATACGAGTTCTACATCGGAACCGTGGCCCCAAAGGTGGCAAAAGGGGAAATCGTGGAGTGGGAGGCCCACCCGTGCTTTCCCCTCTTCCCGGCGGGAGAATACGGGAGCTTGAAGCTGCGCCCGGTGCGATACACAGCGGACTTCCGGCTGGTATATGCGGACGGGGCCGTGGAGATCGTGGAAGTCAAGAGCAAATTTGTCCGGCGGATGCAGCGGGACTATGCTGTGCGGCGGCGGGTGTTCCTGGAACTGGTGGCACGGCCCGCCGGGTGGAAATTCACCGAGATCATCACGGCGGATAGCGCCGAGGAGGTAAAACGCTGGCGGGAGCTGGCGCAGAAGGGGGAAACGCCATGACGATGGAGAACAGGAAGAGGTGCGCCCTGTGCGAGAGGCACCAGAGGCTGGAGACCGTGGACGGCACGGTGTTCTGGATGGAGTACGACGAGGCAGAGAGGCCGCGCCTGTGCATGGACAGCCGGAGCCGCGGCGGAGGGCTGAATGTGCTGTGCGTCAGGTTCTGCCCGATCTGCGGGCGGGCGTGTGAAATCATCATCGACGAGGAGGATAAAAATGGGCAGGAAGAGGAATATCCCGATGCACTTCCAGCGGAACGCGGCGGTGCAGGCGCAGAAGAAGTTTCTGACCGATAGGATGCCGCAGAGCGAGCGGGTGCAAAAAAACCGGGAGGCGGCGGGCCATGTGATCTCCCTGTGCTTCATGTCGGCCCTGAACGAGCGGTACGGTATCGGAGAGGGGCGGCTGGAGCGCCTGGTGGATGCCGCGAACGCGGAGCTGGAGAGGTTCGACCTGAACAAGCGCGGAGTGGGAATGGAGCGGGCAAAGAAGAAGCTCACCGAGGAGCTGGGAGACCTGCTGCCGGGCGGGTTTATCCTGCCGGTGACAAAAAGGCCGAAAACAGGCAAGGACTGGGCCATGCTGGGGGAACAGCGGGAGGCGGCGGAGATCGTGGTCAAGTGCTATGCGCTGGCCGCCCATAAAGCACTGTCCTTCGGCCAGGAGCGCATACAGGAGACGGTGGAGGCCACGGAAGCGGCGTTTAGAAAATTTGGTGAGTGGGCCGAGGGCGGGGACTACTACGGATATGCCATGTTGGCAAGGGAGATGGAGCGTATCTTCCACACGCCGGTGGATGTGGACGACAGCAAAGCGGTAGAGCCGTTTTTCAGCAAAACGCTGGATTGACGGTGAAATAAGCGGGAGAAGAAACGGGAGGCGACTGGATGCGGTTCGAGAATGTGAAACAAATTGCCCTGTACTACAAGGCGATCCCCGGGATGCTACGCCTGCTGCGCCAAGAGCGGGAGGAGCTGGAGGAAGAGTATAACTGTCTGCGTGGTACAGAGAGCGATGGGATGCCGCGCGGATCGTCGCCCGGGAAACCGACGGAGACGCTGGGTCTACGAGCGATGGAACACGGGGTTGGAGATCGCCTGAACGAGATCAGGGGGAAAGAGCGGCTGCTGCTGGCCGACGAGGCCAGGATCAGGGACTGCCTGGACGGGCTGAACGGTAGGTACAAACAGGTCATTGTGCTGCGCTATGTCTGTGGGTACAGTTGGGCCAAAACAGGGGTAAAAATTCACGCCCCAGACAGCACGGCACGGAACTGGCACGACAAGGCCATGGAACGCTTCGGGGAAGCACTGGAGGAGCTGCCGGGGGCGGGTGAACTTGTGGCCCGTGCCTCGCGCGCGCGTACATAATAAGCGCCGGGAAAAATGGGCCAATTTTTTGCCAGGCGGCGGGCGTGCAGGGAGCGTGGCGTGAGGGTCAACAGCTGCTGTGGAAGCGTGTGCAGAAACGGCCATAAAGGAAGCATTTGGAGCGGGACAACACGCGCGACGCGTTTCGGTTTCCACAAACCGGGGAACGGGTGTGGAAAAACAATTTGCGAATGGAGGTGAGCATGGTGTTGTGGAGGAGCCTGGAGGCGGCTGTGAGAAACTACATCCGAAGGAAAAAACGGCTGCGCCAGCTGCGGAAAATCGGGCGAAACCTGTACATAACCAAGCGAAAATGAAAAACCCGGCGGGCCGTTCAATTACGGTCTGCCGGGTTTTTATCACGATGTTTCCGGGCTTGATAACGGTTTTGCCGGTTTTAATCACGCTGGGGCAGGTTCTGCTCCTCGTCGGGGAGTTCCAGGGGCCTCCCCTCCCCTGCCATGCGCTGGGCACAGGCTTGCAGCACATAGCCCTGTACGCTCTGCCCGGAGGCCTTTGCGGCGGCCCGGATGGCCGCGCCGATGGGCTTTTTGGGCCGCAGGCTGATATAGTCGCAAGTGGCGTTGTATTTGTCGTTGCCGCGCCGCTTGCTGTCAGAAACAGGCATTGTCAATCCTCCTTTTCGTGGAATGGGTCGGGATATTCGGTGAGGTCGAACAAGTTGACGGCGGGCGGCGGTGGGGTCATGGAGTGGTATCTGCCGTTCTCATAGTGAAGATCGGTAACGCCGTCGTACCATGTGATGTCGCCGTGCCGTGCCTGGGCTGCCTCCATGCGATGCTGGGCCTGCTGTTCGGTGAGGCCGTCAAAATAAAGGCGCTGGCCGTCGGCGAACTGGGCCACCAGGCGGAAAGCGGGGTAAATGGTCGGGGTTGTGTCCATGGGTGCCTCCTTGTGCTCTCTTGTCGCATTATAGCACGAAACAGTGTAGATAAAAAGGGTCAATCTGTGGAAGCGAAAAGGCCGTTGAAAATGGCTCGTTCAAAGCCGCGGCGCTTGCGCTCTTCGGAGCGGTCGAGGTACATAAGCCCGTTTTCACTGGAAGATATGACGCAACCGCCCTTCCAGATGTACATAGCGTCAACAATGATGTCCAGAGTGTCGTAATCGCACTGCGAGAGGTCGTATGGAGTGTTCTGGGAGCGGGAACCGGCGTTAAACAGGCTGTGGGCGGCCCGGATGGCGGTATTCTGGCTGTCGGACAGCTCCAGGCGGCGGGAGGCGGTGAGAATGGCGGAAAAGCTGATGCCGGGCGCGCCAGCGCGGCCACGGGTGAGGCTGTACAGATCCGGGTCGGCGGAGAGGATGTAAAGGGCAGCCATGTAGCCGCCGTCGTGCCGCCGAGCGGGAGCGGAGTAAGAGGCCAGGTGCATTAGTTCGCAGTAGCGGGCGTAGTGGTTATTGTGGTCGATCATGGTGATACCTCCTTGTCAGATGTGGGGATAGTAGGCAACGACTTCGCCGGTAATGCTGTCGTGGCTGCTGATGATGGAAAAGCCGCATTTCTCCAGATCCTCGCGGGCGGACTGGAGAACGGCGGCCACATACTCCGGGCCGCGCTGGGAGTAGCGGTCGGGCTTTGTGTAACGCTGGCGGAAATCCTCGACGCTGGAAGCGGGGACGCGGTACTTCTTGAAAGCGTCGTACAGGTTTTTCATGTGGAAATCTCCTTTCGTTTTGTGCCGTTTGGCTGGGGTCGGGTCGCTTTGTCCGGTGCGGACCGCGAAGGTGTCCGGTTGTTTACTTCTCTTTGTGCGGAATGTATCGCTCGATCTTCTGCATCACAGGGTCAAAGATTGTAACTGTTGCGTATTGCATGGTTTTGTGGACGGTATGCGACGGAGAGGAGATAACGATCATCTCCCCACCGGGCTGGCGCTCCACCCACTTTTTTAAGCGGTCGATTTCGGCGCGAAAAGTATCGGCTGTTTCGTAATGAGAATATTTTGCGATTTCGATGGTGTAACCGACGGCGGCACTCGGATTTTTACCAGGAAGCGAAAAGTTATATTTTGCCCGGCCCATGAGTTCCTGCACATATTTCGGGATTTTCAACTTGAATCCTTTCTGCCCTTTACCCTGGGCGGCGGGTGTTGAATGGGGTGCCGTCGCTTTGTCCGGTGCGGCGGCTCCAAGGTGTCCGGAATGCAAAAGGTAGGTTAGCTTCTGGCGTGGAGTGCGAGGATCAGGCAGCCGGGGGACTTTTGAGCCTGGGCGTCTGTGAGCTCTGTAAATTGGTCCTCGTCCAGCAGTACGGCCGGAGCGTAGATGTCGGCCTCCGAAAGTACACCGGTCTCCGGGTCGTAGTGCTTTACCCCGTAGACGGCGTGCGCGGAGCCGGATTCTGTCATGGCCTGGTAGGCCGCCTCTCTGGCCAGGTTCAGCATTTCGGCGAGGGCGGCGGCGTTGGTGTAGTGCGGGACGATGTAAGTGCTGCCGTCGTGGAAAAAGTAACGGATGCCGGGATAGCTGCTCATACTGTACTCCTCTCTGCCCTCGTGACCTCCGGGGCGGGTTGTGTGGTATTATTCGAGGCCGAGGGCCCGGTGGGCGGCGCGCTCGGCGTTGTCGGTGAGCTGGCGCTGCCATGCGCTGTTGCGCGGAGACCAGCGGAAGCCGTTTTGTTTCAGGGCCTGCCGGGTATCGTCGTCGGGCTTGCCGTCGAAGATGATTTGGAGGCGGTTCTGCTCGGCGTTGCGGACGATCTGGAAGCCGTCGTGTTCCTCGGAGGCGGCGGGGTTGGCTTGCTTGGCCTGGAGCCGGTCAAGCTCCGCCATGCGGGCCTGTACCCGCTTGATCTTTCCGCGCAGGCTGGCAAGCTCAAAGTCAGGCATGGGGCGCTGTGCGAAGGCCGGGGCGCTGGAGATGGCCGCGTCATTGTGAGTGGCGATGTCGTCGCTCATGCCGGGGAAGCCCTTCATGGTCTTGTGCTTGCGGTAGTGGGCGTTCATGGCCTTGCCCTCGTCCAGTTGGTTTTGCAGGCGCTGGAGCTGGTCGGTGAGCATTTCCCGGGCGTGGGGGTCGGCCAGGTCAACCGGGCCGGAGCCGGTGCTTTTGATCTTGTCCAAGATGGCCTCGATGGTCTTGTACTCCTGCCACAAGCTGTCCTCCCGAGCGTTCTGGCGGTTCTTCTTCTTCACGGGGAAGTTGGAGCCGCCGGAAACCAACACGCTGGGGCAGCTGGCCCCGTTGCGGTTGTAGTCGTTCGTCCACTGGGCCAGGCGGCGGGCGTAGCGGTCGAGAAGCGCGTCCAGCTTGTCGTGGTAGTAGGGGCTGGTGGCCGCCTTGCAGCGCTCCACCAGGGCGGCGGCCTTGTCAACGGCGGCCCGGTATTCGTTGGTGGCGCGGTTTTCGGGGTAGTCTCGCATGGACATCATTTCGTGCGCCCGGCGGGCCATGTTCTCGTCGATGGGGTAATACTTCGGACGGGGCGCGGCCTCGTCGGCCTGCTCCTGGGGTTTGGGTTCGGCGGCGGACGCGTCGATGATTGAATCGAGATCCGCGTTTAACAGGTTCAGTTGTTCGTGCATGGTGCTTCCTCCTTGTTGTGTAGCGTGGTTTACAGGTTGAGAAGCCGACGGGCCTTGTCATCGTCAACAAAGTTCGACCATCCGGCCTCGTGAAGCTCCTCGGCGGCCTGGTGAAGCGTAAGAGCGCCGGATTTCACATCATCGCGCAGGCACTCCAAAATGCTCTTGACGGGGAACGGGTCTTTGCGCATGGTATCAGATCCTTTCTGTGGTTTTGGGTCGTGGCCCATGAGCGCCCCCGCCCGGGTGGAGCGGGGCCGGACTTGCACCGGCGGCGCGTTATGCGTCGGCCTTGCGGGCTGTGTAGCGGTATTCGTCCTCGGAGAGGTAGACACACCAGGCGTGGTGCTGTTCGCTGTCCATGGGGACGGGATTGGGTTCCTCGATGTAGTCGGCGGGGCCGAAGATGGAAGCGGTCGGCTCGATTGCGTCGTGCTGTGCGATGATCTTCGCGGGCCGCCAGGGGTCGGCGCTGGGGATCTCGATGCGGTGAAGGTAAAGCAGGCTGTCGTAGTACCAGTCAGCCGTGAGATAGCGTTCCTCCGCGTCGGTGCCCTCGATGGCGTTGATGTAGTCGGCCAGGCCGCCAACCGCCTCGATCTTGATCGGGGCCTTGTCGTCGTCGTGAAGATCACTTAGAACCATCTCCATGAACGGGAGCGCGTTGGGGTTGTTGCGGCGGTAACAGTGCGCGGAAACGGTGCCGGTGTACTTGTATAGCTTTTTCATGGGGGAAGCCTCCTCGTTTTGTGTTGTGGCCCTGTTGGGCTGGGGTCGGGTCGCTTTGTCCGGTGCGGCCCGCGAAGGTGTCCGGGTGGGGGTCAATCCAGGCAGGTTTCAAAGCTGATGCGGTACTGCTCTTTCAGCTTGTCATACGCCCGGCGGGTGACGGTGTATGTGTTGCGCTGCTCGTCGTAGGTAATGCCGCGCCCGTGGAGCCGGGGGAGATCGTCGCGGAGCGGGCGCAGGAAATAGTGCTTGCCGTAGTAGGAAAGATCGGCGGAGAAGTCGCAGCCGGTGGGGGCCTGCTGCATTTCGTAGCAGTAGGAATATTCGCCGGGTGATTCTGCGTGGACGGCGGGGGTCTTTGCGGCCTCCAGAGCCTCATAATCAGGGGCGTAGCCGTGAAGCTCGCCGGTGTCGGCGTTGAAGCTGGAAGCACACATATCAGGGATGAAAAGCGTTGTCTGCTCGTTGATGGGGCGGGCGTAGCCGCCGGGAACCTTGGAGAAGGTGCCGGGGATCAGTCGTTGTGTTGCTGCCATGGTGAAAACCTCCTGTTTTGCGTTGTGGCCTGCCATCATCAGCGCCGGGCGGCCATTCCCGACGGACGGCCCGGGCGGGCCGTTTCGGCTGTTGTTATGCCACGCGGACATAGTAGGCGGATTTTTTGCCGCTCCACTTTGCACCAGCGGCCTTGATTGCGTCGGCGTGCTTCTCGGTGTCGCCGGAGAGCCAGACCACGGGGGCCGCCGTCTGCGCGCCCTTGATGGTAGCCGTCACGCCGTCCATGCTGGCGAAGCGCTGGGCGATGATTTCGGCGGCGCTCTTGGCGTTGGTGGCGGGCTTGGGTTCGTTGGCGGTTTCGTTGTGCTCGGCGGTGGTGCGCAGGGCCTCCAGCTCGGCGGCCTGTTCCTCCACGCGCTCATGCAGTTTGGCGTTCTCGTGGCCGACGGTGGAAAGCTCGTCCTCCAGGGTGGAGATCTTGGCGTTGAGCTGTTCGGCCTCGTTGGCCCGCTCCTGTACGCGCTCCTCCAGGGCGGCGGCCCCGGTCTCGGCCCGGTTCAGCTTGTCCTGCAGGCGGGCAATCTCGGCCCGGAGCTGTTCGGCCTCGCTGGCCTCGTCGGTCTTGTTCTCGGCGGCCTGGGTGAAATACGCCTTGACGGCGCGGGTCGCCTTGTCGTCGGGGCGAATGGGGAGAACCAGGGCGACGGGTTCGCCGCTGGAGTAGGCAACCGCGGCGGCGGTGGAGCTGGGAGCGCGGAGGGTAAAGCCGGGGGCAAGGGCGGAAATATAACGCGTGTCGTAAAGGGCCACGAAGTCCTTTTCGGCGTTGTAGTAGGCGGCGGCGGTGCGCTTCTTGTCGAGGGTGAGAACCAGGGGACAGCGGGCCATGTCGCCGCTGTCGTCGGCGGCCTTGACGGAATCATGGAAAGTCTTTTCCAGGTCGAAGTTCACCTCGTCGCGCTTCTCGCCGTACTGGATGGAGTAGTTACCAGCCTCGCAGCAAGTGACCGGCTGGACGACGGCGGCGTATTCGTGGGGGAACATCTTGTAGGCGGTGCAGCCGTTTGTCACATAGGCCACGCCGTCCTTGTCGGTGCGGCAGATCAGACGCTGGGAGCCTTTCAGGGCCTTGGACGCGTCGGGAGTGAAAGAGCCGGTAAACTTTTTCATGCTGAAAACCTCCAGAAAGTTTGATTTTTTCATGTGGCCCTGTCGGGCTGGGGTCGGGTCGCTTTGTCCGGTGCGGCCCGCGAAGGTGTCCGGGGTGCTGGGTCAGCGCTTGGACTTTTCCACCTGGAGCGCGTGGAACAGGTGGGACTTTGCCATGTAGAAATGGGGGTCAACCTCGGGGGCCTCCTCCCCTGCCGCGGCGGCGGCCTCACGGGCAGCCTTGCCGGGCTTGTCGGTGTACTTCCAGAGATTGCAGACCAGGGCGGCGTGCTGGCCCTTCTTCACGCTGTACCCCATGCGCTTCCACTCGGCGAAGGTGTGGAAGGTCTCGGCGGCCAGCATGGCGAAGAAAATGCCGTCGGGGGTCTCGTCGCTGCCATCGGCAACGGTGATTTTCACGGAGGCGCGGCGGGCGTTGATTTGTTCGGCGGTGTGGGTGGCGTTGACCAGCTCGGCGAGCTGGGCGGCGGAGAAACTGGCGCGGACGGTCTCGTAGATAATCTCGTTATTTGTCATGGCGGTTTTCCTTTCCGGCCTGGTGGCCTTTCGCGTGTTCGGCGTTCACTGTTGCGTGTCGCCTGGTGTGCTTTGAGCTTACACTGTTGCGTGAATTTTGTCAAGCGGTTTTTGCAAATTTTTTTCGGCGGTGGGCCGTTCCCCCTACGGGGGAAATTTTTTTGAGTGGCCCCGGCGCGGTTGCTTTTACCGGGCGGCGGTGGTAGAATACAGGCGGACGGGCGGCGGCGAACTCACCGCCCGGGCCGTGTTCAGAGCGTCGGGCCGTGCCTTGGTGGGGTGGCCCGGCGCTTTACTTGTTCAGCAGGTCGCGGAGCCGCTGGCGGAACTCGTCAAGGTCTTTGCACTCGTTGGCGAGTAGCAAGAGCCGGAGCCGCTCGGCCTCCTGGGCCTGCTGTACAAGCAATTCGCCTGCGCTGGGCGTGGCCATGTTCACCTCCCCCTTCCTGGTCGCCGTGGCCGTGCGGCCTGCGGCGGTTCGCTGGGCGGTGGCCGTGCGGCCTCCGCTTGCCCAGGATGATAGCGGGCTTTTTTCGGGCCGTCAATAGGCCAAAAACCGTTCCCCCATCCCCCCCTACGGGGGAATTGGGGAAATTTTTTTGCACAATTTTCCAGGGTGATTTTCTGTGAAAAATGCTGTGTTTGGGGGGATTATAGGGGGGCATAAACCACAGGCTATCAAGATACCAGACCGGGCGCGAAAAACCCTTCCCGGCGGCCAGGTGGGCCGGTTGGGCAGGAATACAGCCGCAGGCCGGGACGGGGATAGCGGCGCGGAAAAACCGCAGGCAGGCGGCAGGGGGCCAGCTGGGCGGCGGCATGGTCAGCAGGGGCGGCAGGTGTGGCGGATCGGCGGCAGGCGTACGGCGTGGCCTTGCGCCCATGCGCAAGCGGGCCGGAGCCGGGGCCACAGACGCAGACCATGACGACAACGCCACAGGCGCAGGCCATGCCAGACACGCCGACACCACAGGCCAGGGAAACGGCCACAGCCAGAGGGCCAGGCCAACCGCCACAGGCGCAGGCCATGCCAGACAGACACAGGCCGCAGGCCAGGCCAACAGACCAGGCAAGCAGGCAGACAGCAAAGATCAAACTAAACGCGCCCGCGCCCACGACGCGCCCACCCGCCCGCGCGAAATACTAAACGCGCCCGCCCGCGCGAAGGTACTGGCGGCGCGACGGTCAATCCCTGCGGGTTCGGAAGCGCAAAATTTTTTTAGGTAAGGGGTCAAAAAATCGCTTCCCTGGGGCCGGGGACGGGTATAGGCGGGGGGTCAAAAATGCGACAAAGGGCGCAAAAAAGCCGCCCCGGGCCTGGAAGCGGGGCGGCAAGCGCAGAGATGGAGGACAGGTGGCGAGGGTTCGCGGAGCTGGAGCAAAGAGCGGGGCGGCGCGCCGGAGAACAGAGGGTGCGGACAGAGCGGGGGAAAGAAAAAAGCACCGTGCATTACACACGGTGCCGGGGGGGACTACTCTTTGCCGGTCGTAAGCCATTCCATTGAAACGCCGAGGACGCGGGAGAAGATCACTAGTTCAAAATCAGCCACAAGGCGCTTGCCGGTTTCGATCCGGCTGATCGCCATTTGACCAAGCTGCAAGCCGTTGAGCTGCATCTTGATGGCAAGCTGTTCCTGGGTGATGCCTGCGTCTATACGCCACTGGCGGATGCGCTCACCGGATATGTTACACCTATCGCTGTCCATTGTGTATAGCCGCACAATTTCACCCCGTCTAATCATCTTTCGCATATTGACGATACCACCATAATTAGATATATTTATAAAAAAGATGATTATGGGGAATCTTTTTTGAATGGAGGCCGGGAACATGGGTATATTCACACATTTCGCACAGAAGAAAAAGGCGCGGGAGAGCGTGAAGGACATCCCGCGCACAAAGGATTTACTATACCCTGGGGAGCTGCCGGAGTTCGAGGAGATAGAGGCGGCGGGACACGCCGACACGAGGGCGCTGGTCTACGCTGTGCGGCACATTGACCCTGCCCGGCGGCGGCCACTCACCGGCGCAGAATTCGATGCCGGGGATTTTGACAACAGGACAAAGGCGATAAGGGCGCTCCGAAAAAGAGGGCTGGTGAGCGAGCTTCCGAGGGAAAAAGAACTGGAAGCAAGATATGAAAAAGCGGAGCTGAAACGCCTGCTGCGGGAAAAAGGGATGCCGGTCGGAGGGAATAAACCGGAGCTTGCAGCACGACTTGCCGGAGCAGGGTTCCTGGGAGAGCGAGGGAAGCGGAGGGGCAGGCTATATGAGTTGACTGGAGAAGGGGCCGGGGCAATCGTACGCCAATGGAGGGATCACCAGGAGGCGGAGAAAAGCGCCACCCTGGCGCTGAAGGGCGGAAGCTATGAGAGAGCAATAGGAGCCTACCGAGATTTTGACAACCGGTGGGGATTCGTCCACCGGTCGGGAAAAGTGCACACAATTTTTGCGCACTACGACATTCCGCGAGAGCAATTTACGGCAATGGAGCAGTATTCGATGGACGACCTGCTGAACACCGAGGATTTCAAAAGGACGCTGCGAGCCTGTATGATAGCAGGGATGATGCGAGGCTGCAGGGAAAAAGAAGAGCTGGCCGGGTGCTTTGCAGACCTGTGCGAAGAACCGATACGATGCCCAGACCTTATGGAATACTATGAAGATGGGGATTTTGAGGATGGGAAAAACGAGGCCATCTTGGCGAGAATGGAGGAAAACATAGCGCGCGACAGCCGGGCGGCCCTGGAATACTATATTGCGCACATAATGCACGACATCAGAGGGGCGTGAAATATATTTTTGAGAGTTAGCAACTTTCGCAGGTTTTTCATGATAAAATCATAGCGTGGAAAAAAGCCCGTGGCGGAAACGCTGCGGGCTTTGCCATTGGCTGCCCTGGCCTCCCAAAAAAGTCCGGCGCTCCCGCGCTGGGAAATCGAGGGGATGGCCGGGGCACAGCTATACTTGGAGGTGCGAAATGCCGAAGCGGAGCGAGAAGCGCGACACCGCCAAGGCTGAATATATCGCCCGGAAAAGCAGGGGCGAAGTAGTAAGCCTGCGGGAGCTGGCGCAAGAGCTGGGGGCGAGCTATCAAACCCTGCGGAATTGGAAGGCTGCGGACAAGTGGGACGAGGATCTACCGAAACGGAAAAGAGGCGGGCAGCCGGGAAACCGGAACAGCGCCGGGAAGAAAAACGCCGCCGGGAGCCATCCGGGCGCACCGGCAGGAAATAAAAACGCGGAAAAGGACGGAGCTTACAGCGCCGTCTTTTTTGATATGCTCACCGAGGAAGAAAAAAACCTGGTGGAGCAAACGCCGCTGGGGAGCCGGGAAGCCCTGGAGCACGAGATGAAGATCCTGAAATACAGGGAGCACAAGATCCTGTCCAAAATCGCGGAGTATGAAAACGCCCCGGAGGACAGCCTGTATCTTAACAACCTGTTGGATATGCGCGTGCCAGCTGGCCGGGGGGACAAGAAAAAAGACGGGGCTGTGCAGAACATGGGAATGTACAGCCAGGACAGCGCATTTAGCCGGATGCTGAAATTGCAGGAGGCACTTTACAAGGTGCAGGGCCGTATCGCAAAAATCGCGGACAGCCTGCGGGCCATGGAGGAGAGCGAGCGGCGGATGGAGCTGGAGCGGGAGCGCCTGGCGCTGCTGCGGATGCGGGCGACCGGCGCGGTGGATGTGCCAGACCCAGAGGGAGGAGAAGGTGAAACATGACGCTTTACACAAGCAAGGTGGTGGCCCAGTGGCTGTGCCTGACGGAACGGCGGGTGCGGCAGCTGCGGGACGAGGGCGTGATCGCGGAGGCAAGGCCGGGCCTATACGAACTCCAGCCGACGGTGGCGAGGTACATCACATACATCGGGGGCGCAGGGAAAGAGACACTGACCAATGAGCGAACCATGCTGACCCGGGAAAAGAGAAAGGCGGCAGAGCTGGAAAACGAGCTGCGCCGGGGGGAAGTCCACCGGACGGAGGACATCGAGCGGGGCATCAAGACCATGTTTCTGAACATACGAAGCCGGTTCCTGGCCCTGCCCGCCAAGCTGTCGCCGAAGCTGGCGACGCTGGGAAATGACCAGACAGCCATATTTGACGAGCTGAAAGGAACCATTGACGAAATCCTGGAGGAAATGAGCGATTATCGCGTGGCGTTTGCGGAGCGGGACGGAGAGAGCGATGGAGAAAAAGAAAAGGAAACACCCGTGTGAGGGGTGTGTATGGAGGTCGCATACCAGCCAGGACAAGGTGCTATGCCTGTTCCCGAGGTGCGTGAGGGAGGAATACGCGAGGATGTGGCCCGGGCACGGGGAGAAGAAACATGAAGAGAGCAAAGACCATTGACCTGCCAAAGGCCACAATGGATTTGCTGGCAAGGTGCGCGGCGGTGCTGAAACCGCCGCCGGAGCTGACGCTTTCCCAGTGGGCAGACCGATACCGGGTGCTGTCGGCGGAGAGCAGCGCGGAGCCGGGGCGGTGGCACACGGACAAGGCACCGTACCAGCGGGAGATCATGGATGCCATCGGAGATCCGCACATCCGAAAGGTGGTCATTATGTCCGCCGCCCAGATCGGAAAGACGGACGCTTTCATCCTGAACCCGCTGGGGTATTACATGGACTACGCGCCCGCGCCGATCCTGGTGATGCAGCCGACCTTGGACATGGGGCAGACTTTCTCCAAAGACCGGCTGGCCCCGATGATACGGGACACGCCGGAACTGCGGGACAAGGTGGATGTGAAAAGCCGGTACAGTGGGAATACCATCATGAAGAAGAACTTCCCCGGCGGACACATCACTATCGTGGGCGCGAACTCGGCCACGGGGCTTGCCAGCCGACCCATTAAGGTGCTGCTGGCAGACGAGGTGGACAGATACCCGGCCAGCGCCGGGACGGAGGGCGACCCTTTGAGCCTGGCACAGAAGCGGCAGACGACCTTCTGGGATAAAAAAACCGTGATTGTCTCCACGCCGGTTCTGAAAGGGCACAGCCGCATTGAAACGGAGTTCAACCAGAGCACGCGGGAAGAGTGGAATGTGCCGTGCCCGGACTGCGGGCACTACCAGCCACTCGTGTGGGCGAATGTGATCTTCGACAAAGAAAACCAGCAGGCGGAAGTGCTGTACAAGTGCGAGCGGTGCGGAAGCGTGAACGGGGAATACCGGTGGAAACAGGCATCCCGGAACGGAAGGTTCGTGCCGGAGAACCCGGGGGCGGAGGCCAGAGGCTTCCACCTGAACACACTGGCATCCACATTCTGCTCCTGGAAGGAGATCGTACAAAAGTTCCTGGTGGCAAAGGAACAGCTTGACCAGGGGAACCCGGAGGGAATGAAGGTCTGGGTGAACACCGAGCTGGGAGAAACCTGGGAGGAGCAGGGCGAACAGGTGGAGGACGCGGCCCTCTACAACCGCCGGGAGCTGTACGACGCGGAAGTGCCGGACGATGTTCTGGTGCTCACGGCTGGGGTCGATGTGCAAGACGACCGCTTTGAAGTGGAAGTGGTGGGCTGGGGCATCGGCAAGGAGAGCTGGGGCATACGCTACCAGAAGATCTACGGCGACCTGCTCAAAGAACAGGTGTGGGCAGACCTGGACGCTTTTCTGTTGGCGGGATTTCGGAAGAAGGACGGAACGGCGCTGTACATCGTCAGCGCCTGCATGGACAGCGGAGGCCACCACGCAGACCAGGTGCTGCGCTTCTGCCGGGACAGGTGGGAGCGGAAGGTATGGGCCATCAAGGGCAAGGGTGGGAGCGATGTACCGTACATCCGCAATCCATCCACCAACAACCGCGTGAAAGCGCCGCTCTTCACCATCGGCGTGGACGCGGGAAAGGCGCTGCTGTATCAGCGGCTGCGGCATGAAGCGAAGGGGCCGAACTACTGCCACTTCCCGATGAACGAGGAAGCGGGGTATGACGAGGCATACTTCAAGGGCCTGGCCTCGGAGAAAATGGTGGTGCGGTTCCGCAAGGGCAGGCCGGTGGTCATGTGGGAGCTGAAAGACAGCAAGCACAAGAGAAATGAGCCGCTTGACCTGCGGAACTACGCCACCGCGGCGCTGGAGATCGCAAACCCGGTGCTGCAGGTGACGGAGGGAGCGCCGAAGCCGAGGAAGCGCCCGACAGGCCGACGGGTCGTGCGAGGGGGAGGTATCTAATTCTATGGCGGTATTCACCAAGGAGCTGTGTAGCAAGAAGCTGAACACCTGGCTGGCGGCGGAGGAAGCCGTGGCAACGGGACAGAGCTATCAGATTGGGAACCGGATGCTGACGCGGGCAGACCTGAAACAGATCCGGGAGCAGATGGAGTATTGGGCCGGGAAGCTGGCACAGGTCGAAGCCGAGGAAAAGAACGGCGGGAGAAACCGGGCCTACCGGGCAGTCATTCGTGATGTGTGAGGAGGGCAGGCATGGCAAAACCGAATATGCTTGACAGAGCGGTTGCGGCTGTCGCCCCCGTCCACGCGGCGAAACGGGCGGCGGCCAGGGCCGCTTTGTCGGTTATCAACAGCGGCTACGGGAACTACGGAGCCAACCAGACCAAGAAGAGCATGAGGGGCTGGATGTACCACGGCGGAAGCGCCAAGGAGGACATCGAGGACAACCTGGATGTGCTGCGCCAGAGGAGCCGGGACGCATACATGGGAATCCCGACGGCGGCGGCGGCCCTGAAAACCATGCGCACCAATGTGGTGGCGAGCGGGCTGATCCCGTCCCCGCAGATCGACGGAGAATACCTGGGGTTGACGCAGGAGCAGACGGAAGAGCTGCAGGGGCAAATCACGCGGGAGTTCTCCCTGTGGGCAGACACGCCGGTGTGCGATGCGGAGCGGGTGGACAACTTCTACAAGCTCCAGCAGCTGGCGTTTCTGTCATACCTGATGAACGGAGACGCGGTGGCCCTGCTGCCGGTGAAGAAGATGGCGGGACAGCCGTATGATCTGCGCGTCCGGCTGATCGAGGGAGACCGGGTGTGCTCGCCGGACGGATTCGACCGGCTGGCCCCGTGCGTGGTACAGGGCCACAAAGTCCACAACATCGTGCAGGGCGTGGAGACAGACCGGGACGGAATGGTGGTAGCCTACTGGGTATGCAACCGGCACCCACTGGGCAGCAACAGCGCCGTGGACGCAGAGGGCATAACCTGGACGCGGGTGGAGGCATACGGGAAAAACACGGGGCGCAGGAATGTGCTCCATGTGATGAACCGGGAGCGGGTGGGCCAGCGGCGCGGAGTTCCCATCCTGGCCCCGGTGCTGGAGAGCCTGAAACAGCTGGGAAGGTACACGGACGCGGAGATCACGGCGGCGGTCATTTCCGCCATGTTCACAGTGTTCATCAAGTCCCAAAGCCCGAGCGACGGGCGGCCATTCGGGGAGATGATACCGGCATCGGAGCTGATCGACGCGAACGACCAGACGAGCATCGAGCTGGGGCCTGGGGCAATCATCGACCTAAACCCCGGGGAAGAGCCGGTGTTCGCAGACCCGAAACACCCGAACACGGGGTATGACACCTTCACCAACGCAACGATCAAGCTGATTGGCGCGGCGCTGGAGATCCCGCCGGAAGTGATGCTCAAACAGTTCACCACCAGCTACTCCTCCGCGCGGGGCGCACTCAATGAGTTCTGGCGCGTGTGCAGTATGCAGCGGGACTGGTTCGCGGACGACTTCTGCCAGCCGGTGTATGAGGAATGGTTCGCCGAGGCCGTGGCCCGGGGGAGGATCAAAGCGCCGGGCTTTTTCACAGACCCGGCCCGGAGAAAGGCCTACACGGGGTGCGCATGGAACGGCCCGGCCAGAACCAACCTGAACCCGGTGCAGGAAGTGGAGGCGGCCATCAAGCGGGTGGATGCCTGTTTCAGCACAGCGCAAGAGGAGACCGCGCAAATGACCGGAGGGGACTACAACCGCAACATCCGGCAGAGGGCCATGGAGGCAAGGCGGAAACAGGAGGTGGAGGAGATCACCAACCCGCAAGCGCAGCAAGCACCGCCGGTGGGCGAATGAGGAGGAGAGGAAATGCACGACAACAAAAAATTCTGGCAGTTCAGAAACTCGGTGGACAACACCGTGGAGCTGCTGCTTTACGGAGACATATCGCAGACAAGCTGGTGGGGGGACGAGGTGACCCCGAGACAGTTTGCTGACGAGCTGGCCGGACTGGGGCCGCTGGACAAGATCGTGGTGCGCATCAACAGCGGAGGCGGAGATGTGTTCGCGGCCCAGGCCATCGGAAACCAGCTGGAGCAGCACCCGGCGGAGGTAACGGCGAAGATCGACGGCCTGTGTGCCAGCGCGGCTACCATAGTGGCCTGCCACTGCAACCGGGTGATCGCGGCCAACGACACCACCTACATGGTGCACCCCGTGCGCATTGGGGCCTACGGCTACTATGATGCGGAGGAGCTGCGGAGATACATCGAGGCCCTGGCGGCCATCAAGGAGAGCATCGTCAGCCTGTATGTCAAAAAGACCGGGCGGGACAGGGACGAGGTTACGGGATGGATGGACGCGACGAGCTGGTGGACTGCGGCCACGGCGAAAGAAAACGGCTTTGTAGACGAGCTGGTGGACGACGAGGCCACCGTGGTGGAGAACCGGGGCGGGATGCTGTTCGTCAACAGCATCAACACGGGCCTGCCATTCAACAAGGCCCCAAACTTTGTACAGAGCAGCAAGGCAGCGCCAGCCGCCGCCGGAGGCTTTGTAAATAAAAACGGCCATAAGGAGGAAGAAAACATGGCGAGCGAAATCAAGACCGTGGACGACCTGCGCGGGGCATACCCGGAGCTGGTTGGAAAGATCGAGGAGGCGGCGGCGCAGGAAGCCAGAAACGCGGAGCGCCAGCGCATCCAGGACATCGAGGAAATGTGCCTGCCCGGAAGCGAGGAAATGACCAACGAGGCGAAGTTCACCAAGCCCATGAGCGCGGAGGACTACGCCAAGGCGGTGGTCAAGAACGCCAAGAAGCAGGGAGACAAGTTCCTTGCCGGTATGGAGAAGGATGCAAGCGACAGCGGCGTGAACGGCGTGGAAGCAAGCGCCGGTGCCGATGGCGGCGAGAAGAAGGACGAGTTCATGGATGCGCTCAAGGCCATGGGCGCGAAAAAGTAAAAGGAGGACGAGATCATGGGTATGGATCTGGAGAGAAAGACCTTTTCCACCGAGCCTGACTACCTAATCGCAGGGGGCGCGGAGATCAACACCGCAGTCAAGGTGGCATCCGTCGCCGTGACGCGGGGTACTGTGGTGAAGCTGGACGAGAGCGGCGAGCTGGCCCTCTTGACGGTGAGCGGGAGCACGGGGAGCTACACCGTGGACACCGACGGCTTGTACGGTATCGTGGCTGACGACGCAGAGGCCGAGGAAGAGGTCGTGGTCTACCTGACCGGCGCTTTCTTCGGCGACGCGCTGGTGCTGCCCGAGAATGCCACTGTGGCGGATGTGGAAGTGCCCCTGCGCAACCTGGGCATCTTCGTGAAGTGAGGAGGAGAACGACATGGCGAATGAAGTGAATATTTACACCCCCCGATACCTGGCCGAGGTGGTGCGGCAGGCACCCCCGGTGCACACCTATTTCCGGGACACCTTTTTCACCAACATCAAGACCTTTTCCACCGAGCGGGTGGACATCGACCTGGTGAAGGGCGACCGGCGCATGGCGGCCTTTGTACACCCCCGGGCGGGTGGAAAGGTGCTGACCGCTAACGGCTACACTACCCAGAGCTACAAGCCGCCCCTGGTGAACCCCTATGATGTGACCACCGCAGACCAGCTCATGACCCGGCTGCCCGGAGAGGAACTGTACAGCGGCATGACCCCGGCACAGCGGGCCGCGCAGAAGCTGATGGAGGAGTACAACACCCTGAACGATGCCACCACCCGGCGCGAGGAGTGGATGGCCGTGCAGGCCATCATCACAGGCCAGATCCCCATCGTGGGCGAGGGAGTGAACGAGATCATCGACTTCGGCTTCACCAACAAGGTCACCCTGTCCGGAGACAACAAGTGGGGCGGCTCCAAGGCGGACATCATGGGCAACCTGGGCGACTGGGTGGACACGGTGCTCCACGGCGGATTTGCCAACGCGGACACCCTCATCATGGGAAAGGCGGCCAAGAAAGCGTTCTTCAACGATGCCACCGTGCAGAAGATGCTGGACAACCGGCGCATGAACATGGGCGAGATCGCCCCCCGCGACCTGCCCAACGGCGTGCGCTACCTGGGCCACCTGACCGACCCCAGCCTGGAGCTGTACAGCTACGGCGAGGTCTACTACGACGACTGGACTGACCCGGACACCCCGGAAACCAAGCCGCTGATCCCTGACAATGTGGTGGTGCTGATTAGCTCCAAGCCCAACTACATGATGGCCTACGGCCTGTGCACCTACATCGACGACGCGAGCCAGGCGTGGGTGACCGCACAGACCGCCCGGCTGCTGCGCAGCTATGTGGAGCATCACCCCGACCGGCGCATGGTGGAACTCCAGGCCCACCCCCTGCCCATCCCCGACAAGGTAGACAGCTGGCTGGTCGCCACCGTGTGCTGACAATCCACCCCCTGCCCGCAAACGCGGGCGGGGGATTTTCTATGGAGGAAACGCGATGGCACTGTTTGAACTGAACCAGGACTACGGGCCGAAGCCGGGAGAGGAATGGAGCGCGCCGACCTTCAAGGACTGCGCGGAGGCTGACCTGGAACTCACCTTCTTCGAGGAGAACGAGCACGCGGAATGGCACACGGTGGACGGGAAAAAAGTACTGGTCATTCTGGAGGATCATGGACTGAAAGAGCGGGCGGCGCACTGGGAGGCGGGAGCCAAGCAGAACTTTGACACCGGCCTCTACACGGCCTACACGGTGCTGTACATCCGCACGGAGGACTACGGCCCGAAGCCGAAGATCGGAAAGCACCTGGTGCTGGACAAGGGAGAAAAGACGCAGCGCACTTACAGCATTTTGAGCTGCGAGGAAGAGACGGGCGTTTACCGCATCTCCATGGAAAGGACGCGGCAATGAGCAGGGTGACATACGACGCGGGCACCATGACCATCACCGTGGAGGGGATGGAGGATGTGGCGGAGGCCCTGGGCGACCTGAAAAGCAAGACACCGGCGGCGGCCAAGGTAGCCATAAACGCCACGGCGAGGGAGGCCCGGAAGCTGATGATCGCCAAGGCGAAGGCCAGGTATGCGGTGAACGCCGCAGGGCAAAGGCACCTGAAAGATCTGGTGCAGAGGAAAAAGGCGACCAACACCAGTTTGAGCGCAGAGCTGCATATCGCAAAAATGCGCAACGACCTGGGCTACTTCCAGCACAGGCCGACGGAAAGTTTTTCCGGGCGGGATGTGCTGAACCGCGCACCGGCCCATGTGAAGGCCCGCGTGCTGAAATCATCCTCCATGACCGCGCTGACAGGCGAGAAGGGAAATTTGAGCAAGGGCTTCCTGGTGGAGTTCAAGAGCGGCCATGTGGGAATGGTGCAGAGAAAAATTGGTTCCAACTCCAGCCACAAGACCACGGAGCGGGGGCACCCGAGGTGGAGAACCAAGGACGGAAGAGTGGAAAAACTGGTGACCATGGGAAGCCCTTCTGCCGCTGGTATGCACAGCACAGTATGGCCCCTCGTGGAGCCGGAAGTGGTGGAATACCTGCAAGACCGGCTGATGGAGCAGACCGAGCGGATCATCGAGCGGGCGAAAGCGAAAAGGGGGTAACGCATGAAAAACTACATGGACGCGGTAGAGGCCGCGGGCATCGGGCGAACCCCGCAGCTTTGCCAGGACGCGATGGTGGAGATGCTGGAGGAGCTGTTCGCCGGGAAGAAGTACAACGGGCAGGAAGGGCGAAAAGAGCTGAAAATCTTTAAGCAGGATCTGCCCGTGCCGGAGGACGACGACACGGACGCGGACACGGACGCGGCGGCGGCCCCATACATCGTGGTGCGCATGACGGGCGGGCAGATCGAGAACGACGACGGCCCGCAGAAGGTGGAGTTTTCGCTGATCGTGTGCGCCTACGACGAGGGCGTGGCACGAGAAGGTTACCAGGATGTGGCGAACATCAAAGAGGACATCATTCAGCGGCTGTGCACCAGGCCGTACTTCGGCGGGTGCTTTACTGCACTAAAACCTTTCGTGTGGGCCATGCAGAACGACGACACGCACCCCTATTACTTCGGGGCGTGTAATGTGACCTGCACGGCCCCGGCCATGACACAGGACACAGAATTGGAGGGACTGGTATGAACAAAAAGGACGACACCGCCCGGGCGGAAGTCACCGAGGAGACCGCGGCCAAGACGGAGGCGCGGGAGACCGGCACGGAGAAACGGGCCGCCAAGAGAGCTGGTAAGGCGGAGAAGGTGAGCGGCAAGGTGGTGTACTGCGGCCCGACCGTGCGGGGCGTGGCAAAGCAGTACACCGTGTATTCCGGCGGGATGCCGCAGGAGCTGGAGGAGTTCATTCAGAAACACCCGGAGGCCGCCGCCCTGGTGGTTCCGGTGGATCGCTTCGCCCAGACCAGAAAGCGGATGGAGACCGCCGGGACGGCGGAAGCCATTCTCTACCGCAAGATCAAATCCGAACTGTAAGGAGGAAAGGAAACTATGGCTTATAAACATGGCGTTTACACCAGCGAGGTGGAAACCAGCCTGATTGCACCGATCACCGGGACGGCTGGCCTTATCGTGGCCGTGGGAACCGCGCCGGTCAATATGCTGGCCGACCCCGCGGCGGCGGTGAACAAGCCCCTGCTGGTGAACAACTACAAGGAGGCTGTTGAGGCTGTCGGCTATGTGGGCGACTTCCAGAACTACACCCTGTGCGAGTGCATCAGCGCCGCGTTCAGCGTGGTAGGCGTGGCCCCCATGGTGCTAATCAATGTGCTCGACCCGGCGAAGCATACCGCCGACATCGAGGAGACCATCATTCAGGTCAACGACGGCGTGGCCGTGCTGACGGAGGTGGGCGCACTGCTGGACGAACTGGTGGTGAAGAAGGATTCGGAGAGCCTGGTGGCGGGGGCGGACTACACCACCGTGTGGAATGACGATGGCACCCTGAACATCGTGATCCTCTCCACTGGCGCGGGGAACGGGGCCACACAGCTGACCGTGAGCGGAAAGAAACTCGACCCCTCGAAGGTGACGGCGGAGGACATCGTGGGCGGAGTGGATGTCAGCTCCGGCAAGGAGACGGGCATGGAGGTCATCCGGCAGGTGTACCCCATCCTGGGCATGACACCGGGCATTCTGATCGCGCCCAGATACAGCATGGAGGCCACCGTGGCGGCGGCCCTGCAGGCGAAAACCAAGAGCATCAACAGCGTGTTCAGCGCGGTGTGCATCGTGGACATCGACTGCACGGAAGAGGGTGCGGAGCGGTACACCGATGTCAAAACCACCAAGGAGGGGCAGACGGTGAGCGACCCCTACGCCTATGCGGTGTGGCTGTACGGAAAGGTGGGAGAGACTGTGTACAGCGGCTCCACGCTGGCCGCCGCGCTGACGGCGTACACCGATGCAGCCAACGACGACACCCCCAATGTCAGCCCCAGCAACAAGACCATCGCTATCTCTGCTGCCTGCCTGCCGGACGGAACGGAGGTCGTGCTTGACCAGGAACAGGCGAATGTGGTGAACAGCTACGGCGTGGCAACCTGGCTGAACATGAACGGGTTCCGGCTGTGGGGCAACAACACCGCGGCATATCCGGGCATCACAGACCCGAAGGACAGATGGTTCAGCGTGCGCCGGTTCTTGTCCTGGGCGGCCAACTCCTTCATTCTGACCTACTTCCAGAAGGTAGACGACCCTGCCAACAAGCGGCTGATCGAGGCCATCGTGGACAGCGAGAATGTACGCGGCAACGGCTTTGTGGCCCGGGGCGTGTGCGCACGGTATGAGACCACCTTCAACGAGGACGAGAACACCACTACCGACCTGCTGAACGGGAAGATCACCTTCCACCAGTACATCACCCCGTTCACCCCTGCGGAGGACATTGAGGACATCATCGAGTTCGATCCCAATGCCCTGTCCGAAGCGCTGCTCTGATAAGGGAGGGAGAATGACATGATTTCCAACAACTACATCCCGGAGAAAATCAACGACTACAACGCCTATCTGGACGGCTCGAAGATGATCGGCGTTGCGGCTTCCGTGACCCTGCCGGAGGTCAACATGAAAACCAGCACCGTGGCCGGTGTCGGTGTGAACGGAGAGCTGGACAGCCCCACCATCGGGCAGTTCGAGAGCATGGAGCAGGAGATCCAGTTCAACACCCTGTACAGCTCCGCGATGGATATGCTCTCCCCCCTGTCCACCGTGAACCTGACCTTCCGCGCCGCGCAGCAGGTGTACGACAAGAGCGGCGGATACAACTTCAAGGGTCTGCGCGTGGTGGAGATGGGGCGCGTGAAGAGCTTCAACCCCGGCAAGATCGAGAAGGGTGAGGCCATGGAGGCCACCGTCACGCTGGAGCTTACCTACATCATGGTGGAAGTGGACGGAGTTCAGCTGCTGGAGGTGGACAAGCTGAACGGGGTCTACAAGGTCAACGGGTCGGATATGCTGGCTGGCGTGAACAGCCTGATCTAACCTGTGCGGACAACAGCACGGCCCACCCGAAAACAGGGGTGGGCCGTGTTTTCGTACAAGCATAAGGCGAAAGGAGATTTTCTGACATGGCAGAGGAAAAAATCGTGACCGAAGAAACCGAACAGGAGCGGGAGCACAACCAGGAGAACAGACAGGAGATCGTGGTGAAGCTGGAAAAGCCCTACCTGTTTGAGAACACGGCGTACAGCGAGATCGACCTGAACGGCCTGCACAACCTGACCATCAAGGATGCCATCGAGATCCAGCGGCAGCTTTTCAGCGAGCAGGAAGTGGCGGCGGCGGTGCTCTGCGAGACCACCACGGCGTTTGCCCGGAGCATCGCGGCAAAGGCTACCGGGCTGCCCATCGAGTTCTTCAAGCTGATGCCACGGGGCGCTGCTAAACGGGTCTCCACCGCGGTGAGAGGATTCCTGAATGTGAGCGAGGAGACCGAGAACCATGTGATGCGCCTTGCGCAGGCGCACTACTACAAGGGAAAGAGCTACCAGGAGATCGACCTGAACGGCGTGGCCGACCTGAACTCCCTGAATGAGAGCGAGGCGGAAAACCGGATGGCCCGGGAGGGATTCGTGGTGACGGAGAACAGCACAAACTACCTGTACGCCTGCGTGATCGCGTCCATGGCGACGGGAATCCCGGAGGACTTCTTCACCGGCCTACCCCTGTACGAGGTGCTGAAACTGAAAAACGCGGTGAACGACCCGGATTTTTTCGGGTAAAGGGCGGAGCAAAGGCCCTGCGCAAAGCGGCGATCCGCCTGTCGGAGGTGACAAAAACAGGGCTTGACTTCTACTTGGGCCTCCCGATCCGCGAGTTTGTGGAGCTGAATAACGAGGTGGCGGAGGAATGGCGAAGAACAAAACATTAGAACTGAGCATACAGATCGCCGGTAAGATGGACAAAAGCCTGACGACGGCGCTGAAAAACAGCCAGGGCCAAATCAGCAGCTTCTCCAAGAGCATCAGCAATCTTGGGACGGCTGGGCTGGCGGCCATGGGCGCGCTGGCGACCGGGACAATCGCAACCATAGCGGCCTGCACCAAGGAAGCGGCCAAGTTTGAGAACTACATGGCCGATGTGGTGAAGGTCGTGGACGGAATGGCGGACGAAACGGGCAAGGCGAGCAACAAGCTGGCGGAAAACGGGAAAACCTATGCGGAAAACTACGCCGCCCTGGAAGAGCGGCTGAAAGAGCTTTCCACGCAGATCCCGTACACCTTCGAGGACCTGACGCGGCTGGCGGCAGCGGCCGGGCAGTCTGGCAAGAGCTTTGAAGACCTGACCCAGACTGACTTCCTAAAGGACGTGGCCATGTGGGGAACGGCCATGGATATTTCCGCAGACCAGGCGGGCAACTGGGCCGCAAAGTGGGAACAGTCGTTCAACATGAACCACGACCAGATCATGGAGATCGCGGATGTAATCAACTATCTGGGAAACAACTATGCAACCACGGCAGCGGAAATTGCGGAGAGCGTGAACGACGCCGCATCCATGGGCCAGATCTCGGGCGTGGACCCGAAGGCAACGGCGGCCATAGCGGCCAGCATGCAAGCTATGGGCGTGAGTGCGGACGTGACGGGAACCACAATCAAGCGCATCTACACCAACATAAACAAGGGAAGTATGGCTACCGCAAACCAGGAAGCGGCCTTTGAAAGGCTTGGCATGACGGCAGAGGGTGTGGCGGCTGCCATGCAGACGGATGGAACGGGAACGCTGCTGGAGATATTCGAGGCCATCGGAAACCTGCCAGGAGAAGAGAAGCTGTCAACTCTAAACGCTCTATTTGGACAGTGGGCTATCGAGGGCGGAGCCAAGGTAACGCAGAACCTGGACTTACTGAAAGAGATGCTGGCAGCGGTAAACGATCCGAGCGCATGGACCGGAAGCATGGAAAAGGAGTTCATCATCAAGGCCACAACACCGGAGGCAATCGACACCATGCTGGCCAGCGCGAAATCGGCACTGAAGGCGGACCTGGGAGAGGCCTTCCTGCCGGCGTATAAGGCCTTCGGGACCTCCATGATCGACTTCATCCAAAACATCCGGACGAACATGCCGCAGCTGGAGCAGCTGTCCGGAACGCTGGGAGAACTGGCGAGCAAAGGCGTAGAGCGGCTGGGGCAGGCCATGAACAATGCGCTGCCATACATCCAGAAGGG